AGGGAACGCATTGACTGCATCAATTGAATGGCCGGCTCACAAGTTGGTAGGCTCTGCATCTGCGGGATTCCTTGCGGATCCAACAGATCGATATTTTGGTGTTAACTTAATGCGCCATCAGGCTGGAAGCACAGTCTTTGATGAGTCAGTATACGATCTGGCAAAATCTAGAAATGTTACAAATAAAGGCTGGGATACAGCCGGAAATATGGAATATGCTTGGATATTCTCTCTAGACGATGTTTCTCAGTCTGTTGATGGTTATGCGTCTAGCGGATTTGTATATAAATCTGGCTCTAGAGCAGATAATAAATCATGGACAACCATTGGTGGTGGATCTGGTTCTCCAGAATCTATCATTGAGGCTGGATATGATAAGTTTACTATGCCTTTGTATGGTGGATTTGATGGGCTTGAGATTAAAGAAATGGAGCCATTGATAAATAATACTATAATCAATAACAAAAATATTCTTAATTCGTACGAATTCTATACTCTTCGAAGAGCAATTGATACTGTTGCTGATGCTGAGTTGGTTGATATGAATATCTTAACTATGCCCGGAATAACTAACAGTGGAATTACTAATCACATATTGAATACATGTGAAAGAAGAGCAGATGCATTAGGAATTATTGATGTTGAAAATGCTTATATTCCTCGCCACGAAAGCTCAGATGCATCTGATTCTAGCAGAAACGGTGCTGGCACTGATCAGAACCCAACCAAATGCTTTGAGGAGATGAAGAGGAGAGCGTTGAACAATTCTTATGGTTGCGCATACTATCCATGGGTACAAGTCTCAGCGCCAGTCTCTGGACTTCCAACATGGTGCCCTCCATCGGTTGTAGCTTTGGGTGCAATGTCTTATGGGCAAGCCACACAAGCTCTATGGTTCGCCCCAGCAGGGTTTACCAGAGGTGGATTGACAGAAGGTAGAGGCGGGTTGCCAGTTATGTCTGTATCACAAAGATTGTCTGCTAAAGAAAGAGACAAGCTTTATGAAGTTAACGTTAACCCAATTGCTCACTTCCCAGCAGAAGGAATTGTAATCTTCGGACAGAAGACACTTCAAGCTACTCCTTCAGCGTTGGATAGAGTAAATGTAAGAAGATTAATGATATTCATGAAGAAGAGAATCTCTAGCATTGCCGCTACACTTCTTTTTTTACCGAATATCTCTGCTACTTGGGGTAGATTCACCTCTAAAGTTCAGCCTTTCCTTGAAGGAATTAAAGCTGGATTCGGATTGGACGACTTCAAGGTTGTTTTAGATAAAACAACAACAACTGCCGACTTAATCGATCGTAATACAATGTATGCTAAGATCTACGTTAAGCCGACAAAAGCCATTGAATTCATCGCCATTGATTTTGTAATCACAAGTGCCGGTGCATCTTTCGATGACTAATAAACAAAAAAAAGAGAGTATGGGGAATAATCCTCATGCTCTCACTATTTACTATGAAATAACATTTTTCGGAGGATTTATAAATGGCACAAAATTTTTGGTTTGAAAGCGCGGTAGAGCCCAAAAGGAAATTTAGATGGATTTTGAAAGTTGACGGGATCCCATACTGGACAATTAAGAAAGTAGACAAGCCTTCTTACACCGTATCAACTTCAGAACATGATTTTATTAATCATAAGTTCTATTTTCCCGGCCGTGTAGAGTATAATGAGATATCATTTACCATTGTCGATTCAGCAAATCCTGATGCTGCTGAAACTTTAAGACAAATTCTTTTCGCAGGTGGTTACAGATTGCCGGTTGATGAGAATGTCGCAACTCAGTCTATCACTAAGCATGGTGCTGTAAGTGCACTTGGTAAGATCCAAATCATGCAAATTAGTGGTGGTGGTAATCAATCTTCAGGTGCCGGTACTGGTGCAATCGCAGGAAACGATGAAGGTGATGTACTTGAATTCTGGACTTTGCACAATGCTTTTGTGACATCAATTGAATTGGGCGATCTAGATTATTCATCAGATGATTTGTCTGAAATTACAGTCAAAATAAGATACGACTTCGCACAACTTAATGATAGCAAGGTTACTCCTTCACAAGGCGCCCTTAAGGTGGCTAAGCCTGTGGGAACTAACTTTACTCCAGCTAACGTTGGCGATGATCCAGACAGATTAGACTAATATAACAATTAATTAAATATTCTCTGTGGAGGTTAAATGAGAAACAATGATGAGAGAACAGGGGCTGCTAAGACTAATGTCGACAGTCCTGCTCCCACTCAAACAGCGGAGCGAACTGGTTTAAACTTTGTTACACCAACAGAGTTTGTAGAAATCCCCTCTAGAGGTAGATTTTATCATGATGGACATCCCCTTCGTGGTAAATCAACCGTTGAGTTAAAGCAAATGACAGCGAAGGAAGAAGATATTCTAACTTCAAAATCATTACTTAAGCAAGGAGTAGCTATTGATCGCTTTTTGCAATCTGTATTGGTTGATAAATCGATCCATACAGACAGTTTATTGGTGGGGGATAAAAATGCTCTCATTGTTGCTGCTAGATGCTCAGGCTATGGAGATTCATATGCAACCAAAATCACATGTCCTGCATGTGGTACAGTAGGTGAAATTGACATCGACTTAGAAGAGTGTAAAACCCATAGACATGGGTACGTCCAGACAGAGGCTGAAAATCCACTGGAAGGCGTAGAAGGGCCTACTAACGTAGGAACTTACATTATTACTTTACCTGTTACAAAGGCTAGATTTGAAGTCAGGATGATGACTGGGAAAGAAGAGAAGATCTTTTCAAAAAGATTGGAAACTAGACGGAAAAAGAAGCAAGGCGAAGCGCTGTTAACCGATCAATTTAAGACTTTTACTGTCTCTATCAATGGTGTTAATATTGTAAGACAAGTATATGCTTATATTGACAACTTACCCGTCAAGGATTCTAGATTCCTCAGAACGGCTTATAATCAAATCTGTCCTGCTCTGGAGTTGAAGCATGGATTTACGTGTGATGACTGTGGTTATGAGCAGGAGGTTGAAGTGCCTATAACGGCGCAGTTTTTTTGGCCTGACGCCTGATTATATGGAGCAAGTCTATGAACAATTCTTCCTTATGAAGTATCATGGAGGATGGAGTTTCATGGAGGCATATAATCTACCTGTTGGATTGAGGACATGGTTCATCAAAAGGCTGGCAAAGCAGATAAAAGATGAAAACGATGCCCAGAAAAAAGCAATGAGTAAAGCTAAGAGAAAGTAAAGCAGTTGATTACAACTGCTTTCTTTGTTTTTGCACTATTTATTATTGTATTTGGTGGGAATTGTATGGAAAGATTTGAATTTGACTTTTCTAAAACAAATATTCTAAGAGAAGGATTTATAGGTACTTTTGGGATCACTCTCAAGCAGCTTTTAAAGAAGATGTTTGGGGGTGAAAAAGTACCTATTATCGTGAAAGGTAAACCAAAGGAAATTAGAGCGTTTGCAAAGGCTCTGGTGCGTGAAAAAGATTATTATTCGGTATATAAGAAGTATGGACTTAATGATCCTAGGACTTATAGATCAAAATATCGTCTAAAGAGGGCAATTCATGACTTCGAGAGAAAGACAAGAATTAAATGGCCATTAAAATTTAGGTAACCTAACTTATGATAGCAATATTACAAGAAATAAGACAATTATTGGTAGAAAGTGGTGCTGCACCAGAAACTCTAGAGTTATTAGATGCAGCAATTGCACGTGCAGAGCAAAGCGAAACCGCCTCAGCGCAAAGAACAGCAGCTAGAATAGGCGAATTCAGAGCATTACTAGAACAAGAAGTTGCTGCCAATGCTGATGCATCTGATCAGTATGTTGCTGATCGACAAAGAAGAATCGCAGTACTGGAAGATCATTTTCGACAGTTAGTTGAAACTGGACAAATGGAGGAGCAGGAAGCCAACCTTAATACTGCTCGAATGGCTAGACAAGCCGCTGCGGCAGATGCAGCAGCAGAATCGTTCAACAATTTCATGAATGCTCAGGGCTTTAACAAGACGCTGGCTGATTCATTTACTGGAAAGATGCTTATTGCAGGGCCAGAAGGTTTCACAGCCTTGGCTGCATCGATGGCAGACACAATTGACGTTGGAAATCTTTTTGCCTCTGGCTTGGCAAAGATGGAATCAGCAACAAAAGAACTATTCTTTAGTTTTGACAAAGCACAAGCCCAATTATCAACCAACACAGGCACCACCGGTGAATATAATGACATGTTGTACGAAACCATTGAGCAAAA